CGCGGCGACCTGCTGGTCGACGTCGGGCGTTTCGTTGGCGTGGTCCGCCATGAGCTCATCCCCTGTCGCTTCCGCAGCGATTGCGGCCGATGTACTGGCATCGGCTCCAAACAGAACTACGCTTACTTCTCTCAGGGTGCTTGCACGCACCACTGAGATCGGGCCGGTGAACTCCCGGCCGTTTACGGTGACCATCTCGCCCGGGGCGACGTTCTCGATGCGATTGACATCCGCACCGATCGACGCCTGGAACTTCCAGCCACGCTTCGCGTAGCCGAGCACCTTCTCGACCAGCGGGCCGTCGCCGATGACGTCGCCGGCGACGACCAGGTCCTGCCCGGAGTTGTCCTTGCGGTCGGCTTGGCCGATGGCTGCCTCGAGCGAGTAGTCGTGGCCATACATCACGGCCACGTTCCCGCTTGTGTCCATGCCAGCGAGGTCGACCACGAGCGGGTTGCGGCTCCACGACTGCCGGATCGCCCGGCCCGTGTAGCCGACGAGCTCAAACCGCGGCATGCCGCCGGCACTGGTGCCGTCGGCTGCAACACCGGGCGTCGATACGGAAAACTGTGCGTCGGTTGTGATGCGCTTCATAGGAATTCGATCAACTCCTCGATGTCGTCGTCCCATTCCCAATCGAAGTCCCACATTGGTCCTCCGCTGCGTCTTGGAGCTCGTTCACTTGTCGTTCAAGCTTGGCAAGCCGCGCCGCCGAAGCAGCTGCGTTGGGATCCTGGTCGCTGCCGTAATTCACCTCTGGCGTCATGTCGACGAACAGGCCGAGCTCCCTGCAGAGCGCGACCTCCTCGGCCCGCTGCGCGAGCTCCTGCCTCCAGTCGCGTCCGAGCCTCTGGTACTCTGCAGCTAGCGTCGTGGTATTCGTCCGCAGACGCGTTTCCATCGCGTCGGCTTCCTTCTTCGGGTCGACGTGCTCAAAGCCGTCCCACGTCCACTGCCACGTCCATTCGGCCATCGGCGGCAGACCGTCGGGGATGAGGCCAGGCACGAGTGCTGCCTCGTCGAGCCACTTGCCGACGAGCGGGTCGAGCATCACCCGCTCGAGGTCCACCCGCTCACACTGCAGATGCTTGCGGTACACGAGGTAATCGCCACGCATGCTGGAGTAGTTCGCGGCGCTACTGTCCATCGCCCCAACGATATAGGGCATGTTCAAGCAGCGAGAAATTTCCCCGAGGAGGCGACGCACGAACGAGTCATACGTGGCAGTCGGCTGTTCCGGTTTCATCTGCAGGGCATCCCAACCGTCGGGGATGCTTGTGGCCATGCCACGCATCAGCGGCATCGTCTCCCACGCCGGCTGGGCAGTCGCAATGCCGTCCGCCGGCAGGTTCGTCTTGATGATCGCAGCGAAATCCGCAGCCGTCTCGGCGGCCGTCACCACCGCGAGCGTGTAACGCCGCAGCATGGCGAAGAGCTCGAGTGCAGGCACCACCTCGCCAACGCCGCGGTGCTGGCCGGGGCGGAACGCATGAAACCAGTGCAGGACGTTGTCTGCCGGATACCACTGCCCGTCGCCAACCCAGCCCGACAGAGTCGCTCCTGGGTGGTGCTTCAGCACGTAGTATTCCGAGACGTTGCCGTCTTCGTCGAACCGAAGCCCGTCGACGCTTGCCGCGTAGAGCTCCGGCACCGGGCTCGTCACTTGGTCGGCCTCAATGAGCTTCACGTCCAGCTGCACGCCGCGGAGCCGGCGGTTGGTCGTCTCAACAGCGAAGACCTCGCCGTCGGTCACCTTCGCAAGCTTCGCGAGCCGGAGCTTGCGGGCCATGTCGATCGCCAGAAACCACTCAAAAACGGCATCCTCAACGCGGCGGACGCTCGCAGCATCCGCGTCGCGGCCGCAGTCAAGCTGCAGCCGGGGGCCGGTGCCGATAAGGTCGGACGCCAGCGTGCTGGCCATGCCAGCGAGATACGCGTTGTTGTCGCGTTCGTAGCGAGCCCGTGCTCGCATTTTCCGGCGGATCTCTGGAGCCAGGGACGCGTCGGCGGAATAGTAATCCGCCATCGACCAGTGGTTTCGGTTGTGCTCGGTGGTCTGCGCGGCGTCATACCGAGCACGCACCAGCTTGCTGATGACGGCCTTCTGCTCGGCCACCGTCTGCTTGAGGGTGGGTCGAGCCCGCGTCGGCTTGGCTGCGGCACGTTTGGCCATCAGCTACTGGCCCCCGGGGAGGTGATGACGGCCCGTCGCATCATGGCGAACGGGCTGCCGGCCGCGATGGCATTTCGCTGCTGGATGATCCATTTCGCAGCTTCAAGCTGCTTGTCGAGCTCATGCTGCTCGACTTCGCCAGCGTCGGTGCGTGCACGCTGCGGCTGCGCGAGATTCGCGGCGAGAGCGTCGAGAACGTCATCGGCGGCTGCCATTGGCACCTCATAGGCGGACGCATCGCCCGCTATCCATGAGTGTACCATTGTTCACCGATTAACCTTTGAGCAACTCGCCCGGAATCATGGCTCGGATGCGCTCTGCGAGCTTGGCCTCGGCCTCGGTCGGCTCGCCGTACTTAAGCAGCGATCGACACGCTTGGTCGATGTCCCATAGCGTCGACTTCGCCGCGCGACCTTGGATCGCGGCGTCGAACTCCGACTGCTCTTCTGGGAGTCGGAAACGAATGAACGCGTGCGGCATGGTATTTCTCGTTTATTGCGTCACAAGCAATCAACCGAAAACAGAATGCCGCCCGGCGGGGCTGGCTGGTCGCTTTATCAGTGCGATGCCTTGCCGCCGGGCGGCAAGGGTCACCGGTAGCGAATTACGGCGAACCATTTGCGAGTGGCTGGCGAGTAGGCGACGCCTTCCTCAACGATCTGCCGCTTGCCGAAGTAGCAGCAGTTGCGTCGGGCACTTTCAGCGGTCGAGCCGCAACCTATGCCCTCTGTCTGGGAGCAGTTGCTGTGGACAAGCGTGCCGCGTCTGGCAAGCACCAGGGCGTGCTCTTGGGCGGACACGATCGTGACGTTGCGAGCGTAGACGTTCGTGTCGGCCGCGGCGGCGGACGGGAGCGCGAGGAGCAGGAGCAGGGCGAGAAAACGCATGGCGAATTCCTTTTTCTGGAAAGTGGAAAACCAACTTCCCATCAGACTGCCACGGCATCTGCACTGGCCAAATAGCGGACTACCTACCCATCTTCGCAAGCAGGGCGGCCCGGCGGGCCGCGAGATCCTCGCGCGTGATGACCTTTCGCGGCGCTGATGCTTTTGATTCGGCCCCCACGGCTGAGATCCCGGAGAACGACGCCGCCACGGCGGCCCCGACGACGCAGTCGAGCAAATGGTTGTCGCGGCCAGGGATAAGCTTCCACTCGTCGCAGGCACGCATCTTCGACTCCACGCGCACCGGCACCTCGCTCGCGAGGTGGTCCGCGAGCATGTCGTGATTGCCGTCGTGGAGCGTCAGTGCCTGCGGATCTCCGACCGGCAGCTTTAGCCTGGCCATGAGGAACGTCTTCCAAGCGTTCGTGTCATAGAGCACATGACGCTGCTTGCCGATCGTGCTCGTCCGCCAGTTGGCACCGATACGCTCGCCGCGGTCGGGAGCTTTGTCGCTGATCGTCTGGCCGGAGGCGCCGACGAACCGGCCGTGCGTCGGCAGCACCCGCGGGCCGTAGCTCGAGCGTCTCGCGAAGTCTCTGATCACGCCCTGCGTCTGTGCCCAGTTGGCGTCGATGAACATCTGGCCAACGCGGAGCACCGCCTCGTCGTTCTCGCGGGCGAACTCCCGGTCGAGGATCTCGGCGGCCACGGCCTCAAGGCCGGCGTGGATCGCGGCCTCGACGTTGTTGCCGTGGGCACGGGAGAGCGTCTTCTTGGCGTCGCGGAGCGAGAAGTAGCCGCGGCCCTGGTCGGGGTAGGTGCCGTAGCTCACGACGTGGCCGCGGAACTGGTGCCCCCACGCCACGACGGCCCAGTAGAGGAGCTCCTTCTGCACGTCCACGAAGCAGGTGAGCGTGTCGAGCCCGCGTGGCACCAGCCACCGCGGCACGTGGATCGCCCGGCCACGGACCTCCTCGGCCGAGATCCCGGCGGCCGCCCCCTCGTCGCGGATCGGCTCTTGCTGGAACTCGCTCGCAAACACGCTCGGCCCGTCGTCGAGGTACGCGTTGTACGCGTGCTGAATCGCTGAGTTCTCACGCTCAGGGTCGAAGCACGCTTCCCACGACACTTGGCATCCGGCATCCATCGCTTCGCGGTTGGCGATGTAGAAGTCGTTTGCCTCGCGGTGGGCGCGGGCCTGGTCGCCGACCACGTCCTTGGCAAAGGTCCGCCGGAGTGTCGCGTACTGCTCGAGCCACATGTCTTCATGGCGAGTGGACCAGTGACGCACCATCGGGATTCGCTCGCCCTGCCACGCAGGATGTTTGCCGGAGTCGAGCAGCTGGTCGACCATGTCGCCGTGCTCGATCACCGTCGCGTTGACCACGCATGCCATGCTCGTCGTGTGGCCGCTGAGTTTCATCACGCTCTTCAGCAGGATCTCCATACGTGCCTGGCACTGCACCGGGCTGCGGGCACTGTCGCGTGTCTGCGGGTCGTCGACGATGCAAACGTCTGGACGCAGCTGCCGGCCGTCTGGAGTTTTCCAGCGGAGGCCGAGGATCGATCCGGTGAGGCCGCGGCTCATGATGATCGCACCGCTCGACGGCGAGCCGTCGATGGTCGGGAGCACGAGCGTGTCTTTCTTCCACTGGATGTGCGTGCGTTTCCCGGCATGCGTCTGCGAGTTGCACCGCTGGGCTTTGCCCTCAAGGGCACGCACGGCGTGGCAGACTTCGGGGAAGTCTTCGTAGAGCAGGTCGTTGTCGGAGAGCTCGGTGCGGATGGAGTTGATCGCTTTCGCGGCGAGGTCGCTCTCGGCGGCGAAGATCGCGCCGAATGATCGGTGGCCGTAGAGCACGGCCCACAGTAACGCGAGCTCGCTGATGGTCGACTTCGCAAAACCGCGGTAGACGGCGTTGACGAACCTGCCGCCGCGTGTGCAGCAGTCTTGGATGCGGCCGATCACGCGCTTGTGGTCGTCGCTGAATGGCGAGAGCCCGGTGCTGTAGGGGAAGTAGGTCACCAGGAACTCGAGCAAGCTTTTGCCGCACGCGTCGCGCCGTTCCCGGTTCACGACCGCCGGAATTTCGCCGATGTCGGAGCCTTTTCGGGTGCGTTCGCGGGATCGCTCAACGTCCGCCAGACGCTTCTGCTCACGGCTGTTGGCCGGATCTGCGCTCTTCGGTCTGGCCATAAGTCTTGTCCTGGGGTAGGTTTCGGGAGTGAATCGACGCAGAGGGGGA